CACTCTATGGTGGAACAAGCGGAACACCATCTGAGAGACGTTATTACAGAACGTTTACTGAAAAATACGGGGGAATCTCTAGAGAGCAAGATAAATGGGTAGATGAGGCTGTAATAAATAAAGAATTAACACTTCCTACGGGGATGAAGTTTTACTTCCCCTCGTTGAAGGTTACACATACTGGTTATGTTGAGGGTAATACATCAGTTAGAAATTATCCAGTACAATACTTGGCTACTGCTGAGATTGTACCAACGGCACTAGTACATGCTTGGCATTGCTTAAAGAGTGCAAATGCTGAGTCTTTTATCACAAATACTATACATGACTCTATTATTTGTGAAGTACATCCAAATGAACGGAACTTATTCATGGATGTGATGTCTGAGTCTTTACAGGATTTTCCTGTAAAATACATGAAGAAATTATATGGAATTGATTTCAACATACCATTAAAAGCTGAAATTAAAACTGGAACTCATTGGGGGTCTTAATATGAATACAGCAGAAGGGGTCGTAGAGACCATAAGAGCTGGCAGAGGAGTATCTGCTTCTATAAGCGGTACTTGGTACGGAGCTGGCTTTGATGTAACTAAACTACCTTTTAAAGAAGGTAATACCATTAAATTTGTTTATACTGAGAAAGGAATCTATAAAAATATAGATTTAAAATCAGTGGAAGTTACAGACGCTTCCGAAAAAAGCAAC